TAAGAAATCTCTAAGTACCATATCAATCCATTAACCCCAATTCTTTAGGATTGCCGTTTGGTTGCTTAGCTACTAAAAAAACAAGTGCGTTTTTTATAGACGATAAGTCTTTTCGAGCATTGCAATTATTCTCATGCTCTTTTAATAATGACCTAACAGTTTCTTGATGCATCTGCTTTTCATGATTTAATAATGCACTATAAATCATATTCCTGTATACGTTTCCACTTATGTAATTAGTTACTATAAATGTCAACATAGCAGAAAAAATAGCACATATGACGCCTGTTATTATTGTAGTAACCACGCTACTCCTCACCCTGTTCTTTTAAACAATTATACATTGCGTCTCGTATATCTAGCATTGCACATGCTCTTATAACATCGTCAACACAGTAAGTTTTCTCAATTTCTTCTAAAGTGGCTATTTGTTCTATAACTAATCTCCAAATAGGCCACTCATCTAAAAGATCTTGATCAACATTTTTTATTACTTTGTCGTATCGTTCTCGGACGGTATCAGACTGTTGCTTTCGGTTTCCTTCAACTGGCGTCCAATACCGTCCATGTTGAAAAGATTGCCAAAATTAACCTCCAAGACAAAAGCAAGTATTTTGTATAATAAACCATAGTTTCCAGCAAAAAGACTGTCAAACACCGCAGTATTTGAAAGTTCCTTACCATCAACTCGGGTTGTTGATACAAGGTTCATGACTAGTTCAAAAGTTGAATCCTCATCCATAGTGGTTAATAAATTAGAAATACCGTCACCTATTACACTTAAGTCAAACTCAGTGTTTAATAAGTTCAGTAATTTCGCATCTTTAATACCACTTGTTTTAATAAAGCTAAAAACAACTTTTGCAAGCCCTGGCCCAAGTATTTTTATCAACTTGACTTGGTACCTGATACCACTTCTTCCGTCAAAATTAACAGTTGTAATCTTAAAACCGTCAATTATTCTTTCATGTTTTTTAATTCCCACAAACTACCTCCATATAAAAGAATAACATTATTGTCCAAGAACATTCCCACCAGTAAACATTCTAAGATTTACACACCGGAAAACCCACTCTCGGTCTGAAATTTCTTTTCCAAACTCAGCATCTGCATGCTTCTTAATCCAGGCATGGGCTGATAAATATTCAGAAGTCCCACTTAAATCTGTAATTGAAATAGGGACAATACCTTTTTTTGTAGCTTCATCAAAATTAGCCAGGGCAGACAATACTGCATTAGACGGAGATGTTTGAGCTAAAACACAAGTTATAGTCCCAGATCTATCAACTGATGCAGCTCTCGAAGTCACTCCATCCATCCCAGTCACATCGGTAAAAGAATCTCCAGAGCGTTCGACTTTTATACCAACGCCGTCTTTAAAACCACCAATAGGTATTCCACTAACAGTAAATATTACTTGAGAAGGGTCGAACGTTTTTGGTTCTTGTGAAATAGGCATATTCTCTCCTTTTTTACACTGTTATATTTGCTACCATTTCAACTGCGTGAATAGCTCCTGCTAAGAATCCTCTGAATTTAACGCCTGTGAGTTTTCTAGCAGATCTATCTGCATCTAACACATCTTCTATCCTTGGCACTGTACAAGAAAAACCACCGATCTGTGTGCCATCTTCATTGTAAGATATTGGTGAAAAACCTCCTACTGATATGCCTAACTGTCCTATTTGGTCCATAACACTTTTTAACCCAACAAGTCCTTCAGAAGTGAAAGGTACTTTGTCAAGTTTAGCAAGGTAACCAAAAACAGCTTCGCCAAGTCTTGATACAATCCAGTCAATAAAGTGAACTACATCGAAAAATTCGCCTTGGCCAGATTTACATTCTCTCACCATACTTATACCGGAGATTAACTGGTATATGTTGCAATTCTTATCCAAAGCATTTTTCGAATTTGTGGGCGTTAAAGAAGAAGTTCCTATCCCCACAATATTTTTAAACATACCTGTGTAAGAACCAGGCTGACGAGTCAGAAGACTTCCAAGAAAACCAGCTTCTGGAAACTCAGTATCAGCACTTCCATGGTACAAAGAATAACTTCTCACATAAGACTTAGCTTTTAAAATCGCGGCTATAGAGTCAGTTCCTTCGTTTGTTCCATTAGAGCCAGTTTCTTCGTTTGTTCCATTAGAGCCAGTTTCTTCGTTTGTTCCATTAGAGCCAGTTTCTTCGTCTGTTCCATCATCTGTTCCATCATCTGTTCCATCATCTATTGAAAAAGCAGTGTCAATAATGCGAGAATCACTACTGCTAGTCCAGAAAACTTTCTTATTTGCTTCTGCCCATGCAGCTGCAAGTAATACATCTGCGACAGTTCTTGACACTATTGTCAAACCATACCAGTCATTATCAATAAGTTTTATAGCAGCTAAAGCTTCATCATAGTCCTCTTCTTCATCTTTTCTGGATATAGCAAATGTTCTAGGAGCAGGTGATTGTGAAGCAATTGATAAAGCTGCTTTGTACTCAGGAGCGTCAGTACCATCGGTTAAAGCAGAAGCAACTTCCGACAAATTATTTGTGTTAAAGTATAAAATTTTCGAATCGCTGTTAAGATTCGGTCCGCAAATATTTTCTACTCCAAAAGCAGCTTGCGATACTGTGGGGGCATCTCTTGAAATAGTAATATTGACGATATCTGATAATGGCATATTCTCCCCTTTGTTTAAGGTGTTGTATCTATGGTATCTTCAAATGTATCGACGCTAGTATTAGGAAACTCTGACTCAATGTCTACTGTCTCTATATATCCAACATTTACTTTTGTCACAAAACCTGTTCGTACAATGTATTCAACTTGAAACCTATTCTCTTGAGAATTATTGAATACATCACTAACATCTAAAATAGCACTTTTTTGAATCAACACAAGTTTATTTTGATTTAAAAAGTTTTTTATTGTGACTAAATTATATGAATCAACAAGTTTCTGTAAATCATCTAAACCATTTTCTCCATAGTAATTTATAATAAGTAAAGCTTCAATATTTCCGGAAATTGCGATATCACCAGAATTATCTGACATTGACTTGTGATCGCATCCTTCTTTTTTAAGCGAATGTATTCTCAAACTAATATACGGATAATTTATTTCAGACTCTTTTATATTTTGACCTTCCCAAATAATTGACACATCTGATAAGACAGTTTCAATCCAAGTGCTTATTGCAATTTTTATATCTATAATAGGTTGCATTACACAGCTCCTGTCACTTTAAATAAGACATACTTGTTGTGTGGTAACACCTTGTCGTATCCAGCAACCTGACAAATATCGAACCACTCATTTGCTACAAGAACTTGATGTGGTTCTTTTGATGAATAACTATTTAAAAAAGACTTTGTATATAGAACATATCTAGCTGTTTCTCTAACTATATTAGGAAGAGTTGACAACATTGACATTTTTAACGGCTGTAAACTCCCATCAATGGAAAAAGGTGCTGATTTAGTTCCTGGTGTTTTTATACCGTGAACTAAAGTAATCTCAGACACCTGCCTTACAAAATGCTCACTAGACCCTAACACCTTTTACCTCCCTATGATGAAGATTAGCGTAAAAAGTACCGGACTCTAAAAGCGGATGATTAAAGTGCTTACGACTAACAGTTCTTGGAGCATTTGGAGGAGGTATTTTTCTCATTATGTTGTTTTGAAGTTTTTCTACAACATAATCGCCTATTTCAGATAAAACTTGCTCAATAGTCTTTTTTCCTAAAAACACATCCCTGGCTCCAGCATTCATTTTTCTTTGAATATGCTTTTGTTGAGAATCAAAAGTTATTCTGAATAGTGCCCTTTCGGGTATGTTTTTATTAGGAGCACCAAATTCTAATATTAAAGCAACCATTATCAATTGCTTATATGTTTTAATACGAGAAGAGGCGTTTGTTGTAAATTTATTATCATTAGGTAAACCAATCTCAGTTCGCATGCGCTTAAATGATTGCGCTGTTTTTACAAAACGCGACCAGTTAACATCACGCGAAGTAACTTTTATGGTTACACCTTTTTGATTCATCTTATACCTCTGACATAAACAAGAGGAATACAACTTTGTTGTAAATTTGATAATTCAATACCCCAAGAAGTTTGTGCTAAATATGGGTCAAGAGAAGATTGAACAGTTCCAGAGAAAAAACCACCACTGAAAGATCTAGACAAATCACCTGTTTTTTCACTAGAAACATTTCCAGAGGGTGCAGTATTTCCATGCTGTTTACTTCTCTCCTCAAGTGCACACCAATGACACACAAGTAAACCCACTGCTTTGTAGTGTAAATCACCAAAAGCAGTTTGGCTTAATTGCTTAGATGCTTCTGATATTTTTGAATCCAGGGTGGGATTCGATAAATAAGCAGAAGCTCTACTTGCGATATATTCAAGTGGTGTAGACATTACTTACCTTTCAAAGCCGGTATTGCGGTATGCCCTTTTTCACCTTTTAAATCTTCAATTGTGCCCTTAATATCATTATTAAAGTCGCTACCATCACCGAGTGGAGCTGATTTAGACTCAGGTTTCAAATCACTTCCAACCTGTGCAGTAATAGCTTTTTTACGAGCTTCAACTGCTTCCTGAATACCTTTACGGCCATCTCTCTCCACAAGTGTTTTAAGAACATAGGGATCATTTAATGACTCAATGAGCTTAGTTGCTTCTTGAACCGACATTGATTGAATTTCTGAAACAATCTTAACTGCTCTTTGTTTCAAATTTTCAGATTCAACTGCTTCACTTGTAACAGTGTCATGTTTACCACCAAGCAGCATATTACCGCAGGCAATTTCAGATAAATAAGCTTTTGACTTCTCAATCTTTGAGAATTCTGCATCCGATAAAGAATTCATGCCTGGAAAAAACTTTACACCACGTATTATAGTGCAATAGTTTACTTTACGATGTACAATAACCATAGCTCCTCCAAAAATAAAATAAGTTATAGGCTACATTTAAGTAGCCTATGTTTTAAATACCATCAACCACTATGACAGACAATGGGTATGGGATATTAAATCCCGCGATACGCGAATGAGTTGGAACAATGTACGCAAGGTTCCTTTCCTGTGCAGCAAACTGTTCATATATGATTGGTATATGAAGCTGCATATGATCTGCAGATCTTCTATAACCAAGCATACAGTTAACAGTACCAGAGCCTGTTCTTGGGTTTACAACATTTTTGAGTTCGTTGGCGGAGCCAAAAGTAACATTTGGATTAACTTCTTTAAGAAACTTCAGAACAGTTGTATCGCTATGTTCACTACGAGGAGTTGTTGCCAGAAGACCATACTGTTTTGGTGGAAAAAGAAGTGTGTCAATAACTTCTAGGCCATTGGTGAGGTCAGGAACTGACTGAATTGCATTATTTACAATCTCAATCATTTTATCGGGGTCAGCTGAGCTGAAAACTCCAGTATCATTTGAAGCTGCCGTCAATTCAGCAGCATCAACTTTTGTGACATTCGGGTGACGAAGAATACCTACAAGTCCAGCCCAGTTTGCTGAACCATCTGCATGCCAGGCGATTTTATTCACCATAATATCGTTTGATCTACGAGCAGCAGCTGCCCGCATACCGTTAAGATTTCTCTTGGCCATAGCAGCAGATCTTACTTCCTGTATGCTCCAGCCATACGATCCGCCAAGACTCTGAATGATAATAGAAAATTGCTTTCCTTTAACATCAGAACGAGGAAGATCATCCGCATAGTCAGTGATAAACTTCACAACTCCGATTGAGTCGAATTGATCGTAAACAATCGTCTCTGCGCCAGGGCCGGCTTCTACCGAAACTGGAAATAATGAAGTAGCCATGGGTGTTGGATATTTTACGTCAAACGACTTAGCCATATGATGCTGAAGTTGCTGTTTAAAGAAAACCAGCTGATCGGCATCAAGGTTTGTTTGTCCGATAAGAACGGGTCTTGGCATTTTATTTACTCCTTGTTATATTTTAACAGGTTACTCTGTCACAGGTTAAACTCGTCGTGTATTATTATATTAACCTTTTTATGGGAGATTAACATCGATAATACCATAGCCAGCACCTGTTAAAAACGTTTTAACTTTAATCGGCAAACCGGCTAAAGAAACAGCCTTGCCGGAATCTGCATCATTACGGAAATTACCTATTAATTCATCATCGTCATCGCCTTCGGTATACCGCATATATAAGGTATCTTTATCAGGATTAAAAGCTGTTTCAAAATACACCCAAATGTTACCGCGGCGTAAAACATTCACCATTGAATTAACGCCATATTCACCAGCATTGTCAATTCCAGGCAAACTTCCCTCAAGTCTCTTAGTTTCCTGAGCAATACCGTAAAAATCACTTGCTATAAAAGAAGCAGTATTTGTCCATGTTGGCTGTGAATCACCACCGGTAGTATCTGCTTCGGCATCGTTTACGGGAATATTTGTAATGATATGAATCTTTTTGTTATCTGAAGCATCCAAAGAAGCTTGAATAACAGTTGAAAGTCCAGCAATAGCTGTTACTATGGCAGCCATAGTTGTAGCATGGTCTGTAGCAAAAACAACAGCATCAGTTTCTTTTCCACCAATAGTAACTTCTGTGCTGTTTGAAGCAACAAGATTTGCACTTACTACAAGCGTTGAATAATTTGCTCTTGGTAAACGAACTCTATTTGAAGAACCCGGAGTTCTCATAAGGCCTCTACCAAAAGGTATTTTTTCTGATGCAAGCATACTTTCAGTAAATTTGAAACTTGTATCAGCCAACATTCCAGCGGAAGCAACCGCATGTTCTGAATTATAAACTGTTTGCATAGCTATTTTGCCCCTTATTTATTTACCAAAATTTTGGTAAGCAGAAGTTACTCGGTTTATTTCATCCAGTTGCGCTTTTTCAACGATATCTAAATTAGACCCATCATGACGAGGAGCAGATGACTGTCTTTGAGTATCTATAGCTGTTGAATCAAAATCCAAAGCCTCTTTAATACTGTCTACCCGGGCCTGAATGTATACTTCATCTTTTCCATCAAGATTTGCATTTGGGGACTTTGCCTTAATAATAGCTTTTTTGATGTCCAGATCTGAAGTCGAATCATCAATCTTTTTAAACTCTTCTTCATCGAGAGTTGCTTTTGCAAGATTGATAAGAGACAAACGGTTTTTAACGCCTGCAGCTATTTCGCCTTTAATGTCTCTTTTTTCAAGACTATCAATTTTCTCTTTTTGCTCATCGACTTTTGCCTGAAGCACTGTTTTCTCATTGCTTATTTTTGTAACATTGTCCTTGAGCTCATCATTCTTAGCTTGCAATTTAGTGATATAGTTTATCACTTCTTGCGATGCTTCATAATCAATACCGTCTATACGATATTTAGGTGGCATAGTAGAAGTCTCCTTTTCTATATTGGTTATTTCAAAACCATCAATTCTCTCAATTTCCTCAACTGAAAAGCTGTCAAAGTTGAGTTTTAAATCACTTCCTCCACGAGCCTTATCACACAGAGCCAAGTGGTTATAAACTCTTTTTATTTGAATTGCATCATAATGAACACCGTTATATGAACCATCTTTTTTAATAACAAAACATCTGTATCCTGGCGAAAATTGAGTCCTACCATTACTGACGCTATTAACACCATCTTCGTCTGTTATAGCAACTGGAGAAATTAAATACTCATCTTGACGGCGTATATTTTCACCTGTAGTACCTATTCTTCTTCTTTTGATTGTTTTTGAATCTAAAAGAATTTCTGGCGGGTGAGTATCTGTTATAGGTTGCATACGTAAAGTAGCCATGCTGTCTTCATTAAAAAGAGTTTCAGCAGGTACAAATTCATTTCTAGTAGTACCATCAGCTAATAAGTAAGTCATTACTCCAACTTTAGCTACTGGAACTTCACCTCTTATGTAGCCTTCATCTGTTTTTTTAACGCTACCTATTTTTGCATCAGCTCTAAACTCACAACGATTTACTTCAACAACTTCTGCTTCATCATACCGTATTTCAAGTTCCTCATTATTTGGAAGCGAGTATTTTATAACTGGCATTTAAAATCTCCTTAAAAAGAAAAAGTCCACATAAAATTGGTCATCAGTCAAACATACTGAGCCAAGTTTTATATGGACTTTTTATGGTCTGAAAAGCAGTATAAAAAGTAACCGTTAATTATAATATAACGCCTAAAACGCTTTACTGCCATTATTATTTTTCAAATCTGATATTATTTTACTTTTTGTATAAACTTCAACTCCTGTTACCCCACCCTGATTACAATTCAAGTCTATACTTATTTTTCCTGTAAAGTCGCTATCTTCCAAAAGTTTTGCTGTTATAATTTCTCTCATTTCGTCTAAAAAACGAGAAGCTTTCTTTATTCTTTCCCAATCTTTATCTCGCATATTTCCTCACAAAATTTTTGAAAAATTAGCTTCTGGGTAACATCTACAGTTATAATCTTCTCCAGGGTGTAGCATAACAGCTCCTATAGAAGACTTACTGTACCATTCACCATCTTGAGTATATTTGAATATGGAGGCATCTTTCCACGAACATATTTTACCTTCTAAAGGTCTATGAGTAGTTCTAACTTTATCGTCATACATAGTTCTCCATATATACTCATCTATACCAAGACTTAATTGCTCTTCTTTATATAATTCTGTGTTAAACTCAGATACGCCAAAAATTGCTATTCTTTCTGCTCTTCTTTTTAATGTCTCAATGCTAATTTTTTCTTCTATACCTGTATGCTTATTTATTTCTTTAATTGTTACTGTGTTTAATATATTTGCTGAAAGAGCATTGATATGTGACATCTGCTTTTCAATAAAGACATCTTTAACTTTTTGCTTATTTGAATTACTTATTAAAGTAACATCACCAAGAGCAGATTTTACATGTTTTCTCCATTGACTTTTATTCCAATCAATTATTTTATCAGCTATCGAATTAACAACAGGGCGTATAGATTCTATTGAACTATTCAATAAAGTTTTAACGTGGCTTATTTTTTGTTTTACAAGTTCTTGCCATCCATCATATTTCTCGCTATAATTATCAATAAGATCAACAATAGAAACAAGCTCTTTAATATACTCTGCTTCAATACTCACAGGATACAATAAAGGCTTAGGTTTCCTAGAACTTAGTCTTATTTTATGGACTTGTTTTCTATCGATATAGTAACGCATTATTTTTTCTCATTGCTGTTATCCTCATCGTCGTCATCATCTTCTTCTTTATTTTTGAGTATTGACTCTTCAGATCTTCTAACAGCTTCTATAGCAGACATTTTTGCTATTTTTTCTATATATTCTCTTGGTAAAACTATTTCTTTACCATACGCTTGACCACCAAATCGATTGTAAAATACATATTCCGGTGGAAGTCCATACTCCATATAAGAAACATCAGATTTTGCATTTATAAGACGAGTTTCCGCTACTTCTTTCTCTGAAGGTTGCCATAGTTCATTATAAACTATAGTTAAGTTTTTTCCATCAGATGGATCTTTTTTATAGTTACAAGCTTTTGCTTTAGCTGCATATCTAACTAATTTATTTAATTCAGGAGTAAGTTCTTCTTCTTGTCTACTTGATATATCATCATAATACAAACGAATATTTCCTTCTGCTCCTCCTCCAATACCTTTTGATTGATCTCCTATAAGTTTTACTCTTGGAATTCCAGATATTCCACAAACAACATCTATAAGAATATCAATTAGTTCTTTTAATCCTGAAACTCCAATAGAAGTAACTCTTTCAAATTCTTCTGTTTTATCAATAACTATGGTATTCAGAATGCTTTTAATTAAATCCATAGCTTTCATTCTATCTTGAAGTGCTTTTTCACCTTGAGGATTTGANAGTAATTGTTGTAAATTNCTNACTTTCAACACACCCATTATAAANTCTGTGTTTATACATTCAACACCGCCTAAACTATCTCCAAGGCCAGATAATCTATCAAAAATAGCTTGCAGTTTAGAATCACCCCAACCTAAATTATCTGCTTCTTCTTGAGCTGGTAATTCTTCTCCATTAAACCGAAGTACTCTTGAGTCATGGACTCTGAAAGGTAATCCTGTTGTAGGATTAGTAATTGTATATATTTCTGGCTTTCCATACTTTGCTTTTTTAGGGTCTTTGTATAAATCATCTGGAAACCAAGTAATATTTCTTCTATCATATGTTTCAAAAAACACAATGTCTTCAATTCGATCTTCTTTTACTGGTTTATCAGCTGGTTGCCCATCATCAATACCCATAAAAACAATTGCACCACCAAAAAGATCACCCCATTTTAAACCTGATTTGATATATTTTTTAGCATTTTTTTCTGCTAAGTATTTTATAATTGTATGATTCTGATCTTCTTGAATATAGAACCAACGTCTAACCATATCACCTACTGGCGTAGTTATAATCTTTTTTCCAAGACCATCTGCTCTATATATGTCTATTAAAGTAGCATCATCTAGTTTATGACCCATAGAGAATTGGTTCGAAAGTCTTTTATCAAGGCCTTTAATACCCATACCCGTTATTACATTGTACCAACCATCTAAATGAGCAGGTATTAACTGACTTGGCATATTTAATAAACTTTGTTCTTCCATAATATTATTCCTTAATAATAAGTTATTTACAGTCTCGACAATGTTAAAATATCTGAATACTCTGGACCGAATTCTGAAAATACTGCATATCTTCCAGCATCTTGACAATGGTCATCAGTTTTTAATGGTTGATCTATACCTTTCTCTTGTGCTTTAGGATCCCAAACATAAGAGTACATTTCATTTATATAGTTTTTACATCTTTGGTGTATTGCAAAATCGCCTGCTTTCATCATTGTAGCAACTGTAGCTATGCCAGGGAGAACATCGTTTTGGGCTTCTGCTACAGACATAATGCCATCTCTTTGAAACTGCAGTTGCAAACTTTCTGCACTTGGATCGAGATAAGTTCTCATTATTTTTGTTTGCCAATACTCTCCTAAACATTCTTTGCAAAAATCTATAAAATCCTGTGAATACTCNGAATTTGTCTTTTGTCGTTGAGCTTTCCGAGAATCATAATAATACTCGTACTCNGCCCAAATTTTTGGTTTTGTAAATCTATTTACGCCTAATATAATAAAAGCTGTGGGGTTCGCTGTTCCATAATCTACTCCTACTACATAATACTGGGCTGGAGGACATTTTACAATAGTGTGCTCACTTTCATCAAAGAAATCATATATAGATCCCTCTGCCATGCACCATTCGCCAAGTATGAAGCGTTTGTACCAAAGACCTGTGTAGTTCTTTTTAATTGCTTCTATATATGCTGGAGGTAATGCTTTATTATCTTCAATTTTGAANTTATANGTCTTTAAATTAAGTTCTTTAACTCTATCAATATANTCAACTTTTATATAGTGTCGAGGAGGTCCNGGNTTTGTTGAACCAAAAAATTGCGATGACTCTAAAGAAAGCCGTGAGTCTAACATTTTAAAAAATGATTCTGGCCAGAGAGTCAACTCGTCACCTAAACATTTACGAACAGTTGACCCTCTTATTTTCATTTCGGAGCGCTCGTCATTTGCTCCAATTACTGGAATAGCATTTCCCCATATATGAAACTCTTGTTTCCCAGGATAGTATGTAGCATTGTCTTTTCCAACAAGGTCTATTAAAGGGTTAATAACGTTTCTTTTCAAAGAACCTAGTGTTTTGCCAACCATCATGTCTATAGCATCGGGCGGACAATTTTTCTTATCTTCAGCTATTGCTTTCAAAAATCTAAAATCAATACCTACAGTCTTTCCTGAACGTACAGCACCTTCCCAAATGTTAAGTCGAGCATTTGAGTCTTGTATAGACCATTTTTGCATTGGGTTTAGAATCATTTTCTATGCTCAAGTTCTTTCTTATCCTCAGTAGTAAGTTCTGACATTTTTTCTAAAGCTTCAAGGATCTTTCCTTTATTGCCTTCTTTCTGTGAACTACCATCAGTTGACCATTTTTCAGGCATTCTATTAATAAGCCAAAACTTTCCAGCTTCAACAGAGGGAACTACTTGCTCTTCACGCTCTGTTTCCGTTATATTTGTGAGTACTTCGCCACTTTCTTTTTGTGTTCTAGAAGTAGTTTTAGTCTTTAAAATAGTACTGTATCCTGTAGCTCTTTTATGCATCGCTTTAATTACTGCTATATTTGACATTTCTACAGCATAGTCTACTCGTGCTTTGAACAGGGGATATTGAAACCAGAATTCTGTGATAGTTGCCAGGGGGATATTCATTAGTCTTGCTACTTTATCCCACGGTACTCCTTGTGATACAAGATCTACGAATTTATCTTCAAGAGCTGCAGTCAAAGGAATTGGTACTATACCATCTTGGGCTTCTACTTTTACAGCATTTTTTGTGTAATGAAAAAATATGTAGTACCATCTTTTAAACAAGGACTTAGACATACCATATTTTTCTTTGAAACTTTCAAATATTTCTTCGTCAGTATATCCTTGTTTAAATAGTGCGTAGTAATGATCAAGGTGTTCTTGACATGGAAGTTGAGCCATTCCTCATGCTCCTAGTTTAAGTGGTATATTTTTTAATATACTCTATATGAAAATATTGGGCCAGGGTTTTTTTTCATTATTGAAACATTGTTTTCAAAAAAGCTTCCTAAAAATTTTTTAGAAGTTGAAAGTATTGAAAATCTTGGCAAACAGTTAGAGGGTAGGGGGCGCGATGGCCTGGTACCCTGACTCACCTCAACAGATACTTTGTAAATTAACAAATAATAATCATCTGTCCAG